GACATTGCATTGACGGGACTTGGTAAGACGCAAAGTCTTACGGACTGAACGAGGCATAGCCTGCATCCAATCTGTTGCTTTTTCTACCTGCTTGTCAGGTAATGCTGTAACAAACGAAACTATCATGATCTCTCCTTGTGGTTCCTGCAAAGGACACCGATTGGTGGAAACAAAACCCACGCATGCGTGGGAAGCTAATTAGGGTCGCTTGGCATCTACCTCCCGACCCAGACTCCAGTATAACATAACTTGACATATGAGTCAAGCAGTTAATAAAAAAAGTAGTTTTGTACGGCAGTTGGAGGCAGGGAAACTGTGCGCTGAGTTTTGTTCTAATGTTCTAGTCTGTTCTACTTTTCGTACTATGCTTATAGAACGGATTTTGGGGGGTACGTGTTCTCTAAGTTGTTGTTTTTATTAATTATTTTATAAAAAAATATATAGTTGTTCTAATGTTCTACGGAAAATGGGTATATGCCTCCCTTTTTCGGTTTTTTTGCTTTTTGCGTTGCATTGGCTGAGAAGGTCTTGATCTCTGCAGTTTTTGCCAAGTTTCCCCATCCTACCCAAAAAACGTAGAACATTAGAACAAAACCTCTGCAACCCGCATGGATCCTCACTTTTCTTGTTCTAACTATGCTTTTAAAAGTAGAACATGTTCTATAAAACACCAGAACAAACCATGCAACCTATCATTTCTGAGAACGGTAGGCGATGCAAAGTAAATACCACGCATGCGTGGGATGCTAAATAAGAGCCTTGTCCCGCCATGCGCGCCCTCTCGCGCGCGTCGAAAAATAACTGGTCTCAAATTAGCGGGGCAAAAAAAAGCCCACATGGCAAAAACCATGTGGGCTTGGGTCACAACATCATTTGTTGTATGTCATCCAAAACGCTTTTACGGCAAGCGCATACTTGGCGCTGTTTGCTGTTGTGTCACGTTTTGTCTCTTTCACCTTAACCGATTTTGCCTGTGCATCAAATAACTTGGTCATCGATTCTGCAAAATCTAATGTAGTGCGTGTTGTCGTTGTGCCGTTGCGCTTTGCAAGTATGCGTTTGCAAGCTCGTTTTAGGTCACCCAATCTGTTAGAACAGTAATCCGCCACATCGTCACGGATGATCTTTACGATGCCATGCAATGCTGGGTTTGTGTTTTTCAGTTTGCCGAATTCTTGGCTTGAATAGGCAAAGGCATAAGCCACACCGATCTCGATCTTTTCAACTTTTTTGTTTTTGATCTGTTCCTCTGTTGCGAGAATGTAATGGTCATTCACAACGGCATAGACCTTAGCAGGGTGACGTTCGCCATGGCGTAAGCGATAACCGTCATAAAGCATTTCCCTTGCTTCGCTTGGGATGTCCTCGGGAAACCCTGCAATGTGCATTAGGGCATATTCGCCCTGTGCGTCTAAACTGTCGCCTGTTCCTGCCTGTTGATAACCGAGATCTTTCAATGATGAGATAGACATAATGTCCTCCGATAAAGTTAATGAAACATCACCTAGTTGTTTTCTAAGTGATGATCTATATTGACAGATGTGGAGGCTTAAGTAAAGTTCCACGGGGGAATGGGACACTATTTAAGGGTGTTGTGAGCCACGCACGCACTCCCGCGCGCGACAGAAAATAACTGGTCTCAAAATAGCGGGCGAAAAAAAAACCCCGCAGACCTTTCGATCTGCGGGGTCGGTCAGCTAATTACTTAGCGTCTGGGTGTTTCCACTTCACCATGAAGGCGACTTTCGCTTCATTGAATCGTTTGTCGTCAGCCGACTTGTCTCCACGATTTTTCGCAGACACTAGGCGGTCGGGGGCGGTCTCTTTGAACCACGCTTCGACAAACTCAGCGAAGTCTTTATTGACTCCACGCTGACGCTCTTTACCCTCATTGAGAATCTTCGTAGCGGCTCTTTTCAAGTCGCCCAGTCGATTCGAGCAATAGGTAGAAGTCTTCTCCCTGATCTCTTTAACAAGAGCGTGGAGAGCGGGGTTGGTGTTTGCCAGTTTGCCAAACTCTTGCGCTGAGTAAGAGTAAGCATATGGAATACCAATTTCAACCTTCTCTACATTGTCAGCCTTGATATGCTCAGGCGTGGCACGAATGTAGTGATCGTTGATAACCGCATACATAACTGCGGGTTGGAGCGCATTAAACTTCATGCGATAGCCTTCATACAGTTGATCTTTAGCTTCGACTGGGACTTCTTTGGGGAAGTCTTTGATCTGCGTAAGAGCAAAGCGGGCGACTGACTCCAAGGTCTGGTGCGCTCCCGCTTGTTGGAAGGCTGAGTCTTTCAGGGAAGTGAAAGATACTTGCGTGGCGGATTCCACGACTTTTGCGGCTGATTTTGCCATTGTTCAAATCTCCATAAAATGAACGATTGAGAAACACTGGGGGCTGAATTGCTGACCCAGTGATATAACCTTACGCTAGTGGGTCTCTTAAGTAAAGTTTCACTGGGGAGTGGGTCTCTATCTAGCGACCTTGTGACTCGCACGCACTCATACGCGCGACGGAAAATAACTGGTATCACGCGCGCCGTAGCTAAGCGTGGCGCGATGTGACGGCAAAAGAAAAGGGAGCCGAAGCTCCCTTGGTCACCGCTTGAAGTAGTCGACAGGCAACTTACTAAACGGAATGTCATCAAACTTAGCGCAGAACATTGCACGCATCACTTGATTGTTAACTGCCATCTTAAACATCCGATGGTTCTGAAGGAGACTGAACTGTCGCTTCTCCTTCACCGCTTCCCAGGTAGCGTGGCGGACCCAAGTCCGCCACACATTCGATTGACCGATGGTCACTCGTCGTCCTTGTGTTTGATCTCAGGCAAGATCAATGTAATCAATACCGTACTGATTACCAAACCTATCAACCCAAGCCACATACCTTGTGGTATCAACATGGATAACGACAGGGCGAAGATGATCGTGTTGACCACCAAAGCTAGACCTAAGTACATAGTCTCTCCTTAAGAGAGGGGCCGAAGCCCCTCGTGTTACCGCTTGTAGCGAACTGCTACTGTCTGACCAAATACGTTGGTCACCTTTGCAAACACATCCTTGTTAGGATATGCATACAACCATTGCTTAGCACTGCTAAGTGTCCAAGCCTTGTGAGTCTTAGTAAGCTCACCCCACTGTACTGTTACTGTGTACATGTCAGTCTCCTTTCAAGAGAATCTGCAACCACAACCGTGTTGCATTGAGGACAGTATGCGTGGAAGGGGGGCATAAGTAAAGTTTGGCTGGGGACACCCCCCATCCCCCCACCCCCCAAGCCTGTCAATGGGTCCCCCCGCATACCCCATACCCCCTAACACGCACAAATAACTCCACATTTTTCCCAAACTCAACCCCATCCTTATGTCAAGTTACCAAGTAATAATTATTACCCCCGGCTCCTCTGCGTACCCGGTGTGTGTAATTGGTACCCACCCCCTGTCCAAATTACACAGCCCTCCCATGTCTTGGACATCCTAGACACCCCCCGGGTAGGATTCCTAACCTCCCCTTGCACAAAGATATATTTATGTGTTACATTTGCGCAAACTGCCGAAGGAGCCTTCGCTGACATGGATGAATTAGTACCGCACATTGAGGAGAACATTCCTCTGCCACAGAACGCTAAAGAGGCGTTCCCTGATCTGTCGCCTGCCGAAGAATTGCAGATGCGAGCCAATGTCATCAAACTAATGTCTGACCTTACGGGTCAGCAAATATCCCCTACCAAAGATAACGCTGCACAAGCTACAGAGTTAGCTCGTAAGATGGCGGCTGATCCTAATCACAGACCAGAATTTGCTAACTACCCTAACGAAACATTGGCGTTTCTTGCAGGTATGGTCGCGCAGATGAACGTATCGATCGTAGACGAGTTGTCCGATCTAAAAATGTACGTAGTTAATAAGTTAGTTGCAGAAGTAGAGAACGCACGAGACCCTAAAGTAAGGGTTGCAGCATTGTCTAAGTTAGGTGAAGTAGACGGTGTAGACGCATTCAAGAAACGTACAGAAGTTACACATAAGATTTTGACTGCCGAAGAGGTAGAAAAAGAACTTTTAGAGACCTTACAAAGTCTTGAAGGTAAAGTCATTGACGTTGAAGCACGCGAAGTACTAAAGCATGAGTCAAAAACTGACGCCTGAGGCATTATTTAAGCTGCGACAAGCGCTGCCGGGGATGCCCGACAAGCAAAAAAGACGTACGCTTGAGCTTCTAAAACAATACGACGCACAGATGACTCAGAGTTTGGGTAAGGAGAGTTTCCTTGACTTCATCAATCACGTCTACCCGGGCTATAAGGTCGGGCCTCACCATCTTAAACTTATTCAAATCTTTGAAGATATTGCGGCGGGCAAGAAAAAACGCGTCATTGTTAATATTGCTCCACGACATGGTAAGTCTGAGCTCATATCCTATCTTGCACCAGCGTGGTTCTTGGGTAAGTACCCTCAGAAAAAGATTATCATGGGGTCTCACACGGCAGATCTGGCTGTTAACTTTGGCCGTCGTGTGCGTAACCTCGTTGGATCGGAAGCTTATAAGGGAATATTTCCGCAAGTAGAGCTTCAGTCTGACTCTAAATCAGCTTCACGATGGGGGACTAACTTTAATGGCGAATATTTTGCTATTGGTGTTGGGGGCGCTCTTGCTGGTAGGGGTGCTGACCTTTTCATTATTGACGATCCACACTCTGAACAAGAGGCCAAAACGGGTAGACCTGATGTTTTTCTACCTGCTTGGGAGTGGTTTCAATCTGGTCCTCTTCAGCGTCTTATGCCAGGTGGCGCTATTATCATAGTGATGACTCGTTGGTCTAAATTGGACCTGACGGGCATGATTGTTCAGCAAACTGAACGAAATGAAGACGTAGATCCGTGGGAAGTTGTTGAGTTCCCTGCAATTAAAGATGACGGAGAGGCACTTTGGCCAGAATTTTGGGATGTTGAGGAGTTATTAGCTAAAAAAGCTGCTCTGGACATCCGTTATTGGAACGCGCAGTACATGCAGAAGCCTACTTCAGAGGAAGGGGCGCTAATTAAACGTGAATGGTGGCAAATTTGGGAAAAAGAAGACCCTCCCGAATGCGAGTTCATCATTATGTCGCTCGATGCTGCGCAAGAAGCTACCAATAGGGCTGACTATAACGCGTTAACGACGTGGGGTGTGTTTTATAACGAGGAAACACAGAACTTTGCCATCATCTTGCTCAACGCCATCAAGAAAAGGATGGAGTACCCAGAGCTTAAAAAGCTGGTGCTTGAGGAGTACAAGGAGTGGCAGCCAGATGCGTTCATGGTGGAGAAGAAATCCAACGGATCTGCTCTGTATCAGGAGTTTAGGCGCATGGGCGTGCCTGTAGGGGAGTTTACTCCGGGCAAAGGACAGGACAAAATAGCGCGTGTGAACGCAGTGTCTGACCTTTTTGCATCTGGCATTGTGTTTGCACCGGACCACCGGTGGGCTAAGGAAGTAATAGAAGAGTGCAACGACTTTCCAGCTGGCACCAACGACGACTTGGTGGACTCTACAACGCTTGCGCTGTTAAGATTCCGGCAGGGTGGGTTTTTACGGCTTCCGACAGATGAGCCGGAAGATAATTTTTTAAAACAGTATCGCAAAAAAGCTGCGTATTACTAAGGATACATCATGGCGACAAACATAGATAAAGCTCTGTACGAGGCTCCTCAAGGACTTGATCAGTTGGGAGAAGCAGAAGAGCCGATCGAGATTGAGATTGAAGACCCTGAGGCAGTGCGCATTAAAGCAGGGGACGTAGAGATTGAGATTGAGCCAGAAGAGGACGATGATGAGTTTAGTAAAAACTTAGCTGAAGAGATCCCTGATGACATCCTTGCCACACTTGCTAGTGAGTTGATTGGTGACTACGAGTCTGACGTATCTGCTCGTAAAGATTGGGTGCAGACTTATGTAGATGGTCTAGAGCTATTAGGCTTGAAGATCGAAGAAAGAACAGAGCCTTGGCCCGGTGCTTGTGGTGTGTATCACCCACTACTGACTGAAGCGGTTGTGAAGTTTCAAGCCGAGACCATGATGGAGACATTCCCTGCGGCTGGCCCTGTAAAGACTAAGATTATCGGCAAAGAAACCCCAGAGAAGAAAGACGCGGCGGAGCGAGTTCAAGAAGACATGAACTATCAGCTTACTGACGTGATGAAAGAGTACAGACCTGAGCACGAGCGCATGCTCTGGGGCTTGGGCCTTGCTGGTAACGCGTTCAAAAAAGTTTACTACGACCCATCCCTTGGTCGTCAGGTGTCTATGTATGCGCCAGCGGAAGATGTGGTCGTGCCTTACGGTGCTTCAAGTCTTGCTGATGCAGAACGTATCACGCACGTTATGCGTAAGAATAAGAACGACTTAAAACGTTTGCAGCATGAGGGTTTTTACCGTGATATTGACTTGGGTGAGCCTACCCAAACAATGGACGAAGTTGAGAAGCGCATTGCAGAGAAGATGGGCTTTCGTGCAACGCAAGACGATCGATTCAAACTCTTGGAGATGCAGGTCGACTTAGACCTTAAAGGCTATGAGCATAAAGACGAAGACACAGGCAAAGAGACGGGGATTGCGCTCCCATACATCGTCACGATTGAGAAGGGTACAACGAACATCCTTGCGATCCGCCGCAACTGGGAACCAGACGACGAACTCTGCCAAAAGCGTACGCATTTCGTCCACTACGGTTACATTCCCGGGTTTGGTTTTTATAATTTTGGCCTTGTCCATCTTATTGGTTCTTTTGCTAAATCTGGTACTTCTATTCTTCGTCAGTTGGTGGACGCTGGAACTCTATCTAATCTACCCGGGGGATTTAAAACTCGAGGACTACGTACCAAAGGCGACGACACCCCAATCTCCCCGGGCGAGTTCCGTGATGTAGACGTTCCTAGCGGCACGATGCGTGACAACATCATGCCCCTGCCATACAAGGAGCCATCACAGGTCTTGGCGGCGCTCTTAAATCAGATTATTGATGAAGGACGCAAGTTTGCGGGAGCCGTGGAGTTGCAGACATCGGACATGAGTGCTCAAGCACCTGTGGGCACTACGTTGGCTATTCTTGAACGTCAGCTCAAGACGATGTCGGCTGTTCAGTCTCGCATCCACTACTCGATGAAACAAGAGTTCAAACTCTTGAAAGTGATCATCCGCGACTATACGCCACCTACGTACAGTTACGAGCCAGAAGAAGGCGGGCGTCGTGCGAAGCAGTCTGATTATGATCAGGTTGACATCATCCCAGTGAGTGACCCTAACGCGGCAACGATGGCTCAGAAAGTTGTTCAGTATCAGGCTGCGTTGCAGCTTGCGCAGACAGCTCCACAACTCTATGACTTACCTCTTTTGCATCGTCAGATGCTTGATGTGTTGGGTATCAAGAATTATCAAAAACTTGTGCCAATTCATGACGACATGAAACCTCGTGATCCGGTTACGGAGAACCAAAACATGTTGATGAACAAACCTGTTAAAGCGTTTATTTATCAAGATCATCAAGCTCACATTGCTGTTCACATGGCTATGGCTCAAGACCCTCGTATCCAACAGATGGTTGGACAGAATCCTCAATTGGCGCAGCAGCTTATGGCCGCAGGTTCAGCTCACATTGCTGAGCACTTGGGTATGGAGATGCGCAAGCAGATTGAGCAGGCGATGGGTCAGACACTGCCTCCGTACCAAGACGATGCGGATGAAGTTGAGATGTCTCCAGAGATGGAGGTTCAAGTGTCTCAGATGGCGGCAAAAGCAGCTCAGCAGCTCTTACAACAGAGTCAGCAACAAGCTCAGCAGCAGAAGAACAAGCAGATGCAGGAAGACCCGCTCATCCAGTTGCAGCAGCAAGAACTTCAGCTTAAGGCGCAAGAGAACCAGCGTAAGGCGGCTAAAGATCAAGCGGATGTCATGCTCAAACAAGCTCAGCTTCAGATCGAGCGCGAGCGGATCAACGCGCAGCAGGAGACTGAAGGCGTGAAGATTGCGATGAAAGCGCAGGCTGACAAACAGCAGCGCGATCACACGCATGAGCAGGCGGGCTTTACAACCGGCATGGAGCTACAGAAGCACCAGATGATGTTGGCTAATCAAGAGAGGATTGCCCGCATGAATGCGGAAAGCCGATCGAAACAGCAGAAGCCAAAGGAAGGTAACTAATGTATCAAACTAGACAAGCAATGGATCTTTTGATTCAGCAAATTGATGCAAGCATCAAACAAATCGAGGAAGACTTAGGAGCCAAATCTGCTAAGTCTTACGAGGAGTACTGCAATAAATGTGGGGTCATCACAGGTCTACTCACAGCTCGCAGAAACATTACAGACCTGACAAAAAACTTGGAGAACTCGGATGAGTGATTTACCTACGCTGGACTTGAGCAAGGTCGTTGATCTATCAGCACTGATGCACAAAAAAGCGGAAGAGAAAGCAAAACAGCTACCTAAACCATCAGGCTACCGCATCCTGTGCGCAATACCTGAGGCGGAGAAGCAGTTTGAAGAGAGTGAAGCTGGTTTGATTAAAGCAGACGAAACCATGCGCAACGAAGAGACCCTCACAACGGTCTTGTTTGTAGTTGAGCTTGGCCCAGACTGTTACAAAGATACAACAAAGTTCCCAACGGGACCTTGGTGTAAACAAGGCGACTTTGTTTTGGTCCGGCCCTACGCTGGCTCACGACTGGTCATCCACGGTAGAGAGTTCCGCATCATCAACGACGATACTGTAGAAGGTATTGTTGACGATCCACGCGGCATAAAACGCAAATAAGGAGCGCACATGCCTAAATTTAGCGATAGCTATAAGTTCCCTGATGAACAGGAAGATAAGGGTAAACCCGAAGATACCCTAGATATCTCCGTTGAGGGCGATGACGTAGATATTAATATCGACGTAAAAGACGATACTCCCCCCGAAGATAGGTTCGTAGAACCCCTTCCGAGCAGTATTAAAGAGGACTTGGAGAAAGCCGACGACTCTGAAGATTACTCCCATAACGTAAAGCTTAAATTTAAGCAATACAAGAAGGCTTGGCACGACGAGCGTAGGGAGAAAGAGGCTGCATTACGTGAGCAACAAGAGGCTTTAGCCGTTGCACAGCGTATTCTTGACGAGAACCGTAAACTTAAAAACGTCTTGCAATCAGGCGAAAAAGAGCTTATTTCTACATATCAGAACTCCGCTGAGATGGAAGTCGATAAAGCCAGCCGTAACTACAAAGAAGCCTACGACTCGGGTGATTCCGATAAGTTACTTGAAGCTCAGCAGGAGATGATCCGTGCTCAGCTTAAGCTCGATAAAGCAAAAAATTTCAAACCTACTGTACAAAACGAAGAAAATGATGTACAAATCACACCACAGAGGTCTCAAAACCCTCAAATGGACCCGAAAGTTGCGTCATGGGTGTCAAAAAACCCATGGTTCGTTGATCAAAATAAACGATCTATGCGCAGATATGCTGAAGGTGTCCATGAGGATTTAGAGTCTAGATATGGTCGAGGCTTCATTGGTACAGATGAGTACTATGCAGCGATAGATAAAGAAGTTCAGCGCCGGTTCCCAGAAGAATTTGGCACTACTTACAACGAAGAGGAAGATAAACCTCAACGTACAAAACCAAGCACGGTGGTCGCACCAGCTAAGAGGAGTACTGCTCCTAAAAAAGTAGTTCTTTCTAAGACGCAGGTGGGCTTGGCAAAGAAATTTGGATTAACCAACGAGCAATATGCTCGTGAACTTATGAAATTGGAGGCCTAAATGGCTGAAAGCAGATTACAACGCGAGATTACAAATAGAACTACCCAAGAGCGCCCCAAGCAGTGGCAGCAGGCGGAACTTCTACCGGAGCCTGATAAGACTCCGGGCTACGCGTACAGATGGATTCGGGTGTCTACTTTGAACAATGCTGATCCTCGTAACCTCTCCGCTAAATTGCGCGAAGGTTGGGAGGTAGTTAATGTTGAAGAGCAACCTAAATTTCAACTGCTAGTTGATCCCAATAGCCGTTTTAAAGACAGCATTGAGATCGGCGGATTGTTACTTTGCAAGACTCCTTCTGAGTTTGTTGGTCAGCGAACAAAACACTTTGCTGACATGACACGAGCACAGGAAGAGGCTGTAGATAACAATTTAATGCGTCAGAGCGATGCGCGGATGCCAATCTTCAATGAGCGGAAATCCACAACGAGCTTTGGCAAAGGTTCTTAAATTTTATATAGGAGTCTTAAATGACTTATCCAACTGTCTCAGCCCCTTACGGCGCAAAGCCCGTAAACCTGATCGGTGGCCAAGTATTTGCTGGATCGACTAGAAATCTACCTATCCAGTACAACTATGGCACCGCTCTGTATTACGGTGATCTGGTTACTTTGTCTGCTGGTTATGTTGTGATTGCAACTTACCCTGTTAGCACTACCAATACAACGGTCGGTGTTTTCTTGGGTTGCTATTACACAAACCCTACGACTAAGCAACGTCTATTCTCACAGTACTACCCAGCTAACGTAACTGCTGGTGACATTACTGCAATCGTCGGTGACGATCCTGACCAAGTGATGAAAATCGCTGTTACTACTACCGCTGGTGGTACAACTATTGGTTCAGCTTCTTCAATTCTCGTTGGCGCTAACATGGCTGGCGGCACACAAGTTGGCTCTGCATCTACTGGCAACAGTAGCATGTCTGTTGTCGGCGCGTCTGCTAACGCTTCTGGTGGTGGCTTCCGCGTGTTGAACTTGGTTCCCGATACACAAGAAAGCTATTCTTCAACATACGTGTCTGGTGGTGCTCCATCCGCTACTTCTGTTGTGGTTTCAGGCTTGCCTGTTGGCGCTTTCTTGCCAATCGGTACTGACGTGTACAACGTGGTAAATGGTCAGTTGCAGTTCACAGGCGCTACTTTGAGCGCTGCTTCTACTGTAACAACCACTGGTAGTACAACTCTTACTGTGACTGCGGTAACAACCCAAGTCGTCGGTACTGTTGCACTGGTCGTAACCCCCGAAGTGTTGGTTAAGTTCAACTTCGGCGCACACCGCTATTACGTAGCATAAGGAGCTAAATCATGGCTATTTCACGCGCACAACTATTGAAAGAGCTGCTCCCAGGCTTGAACGCATTGTTCGGTTTAGAGTATGCACGTTACGGCGAAGAGCACAAAGAGATCTACGAAACAGAGACCTCTGAGCGTTCATTCGAGGAAGAAACAAAGCTGTCTGGTTTCTCAGCTGCACCTGTTAAGAACGAGGGCTCTGCCATCGCTTATGACAATGCACAAGAAGCATGGACTGCTCGTTACAACCACGAAACCATCGCTTTGGGCTTCAGCTTGACTGAAGAAGCCATTGAAGATAACTTGTATGATTCACTGTCTGCTCGTTACACCAAAGGTCTGGCTCGCGCCATGGCTTACACCAAGCAAGTAAAAGCTGCTGCGGTGTTGAACAACGGCTTCTCAGCTGCCTACACAGGTGGTGACGGCGTCGCTTTGTTCTCTAGCGCACACCCCTTGGTCTCCGGTGGTACTAACAGCAACATCCCATCTACCCCTGCCGACTTGAATGAAACATCGTTGGAAAACGCTGTTATTCAGATCGCCGCATGGACAGATGAGCGTGGCTTGCTGATTGCTGCTAAACCCAAGAAATTGGTCGTTCCTTCTGCTTTGCAGTTCACGGCAACTCGTTTGCTCGAAACTGAACTCCGCGTCGCTACTGCTGACAACGATATCAACGCATTGAAGAACAACGGTTCAATTCCTGAAGGTTACACAATTAACCACTTCTTGACTGACACCAATGCTTGGTTCTTGACTACAGACGTGCCTAACGGCATGAAGCATTTCGTTCGTACCCCCTTGCAGAACAGCATGGACGGTGACTTCGATACAGGTAACGTCCGTTACAAGTCTCGTGAGCGTTACAGCTTCGGCTGGTCTGACCCTCTGGGCATGTACGGTTCTGCCGGTGCTTAATATTTCTTAGGAAATATTTGAAAGGGGGCCTTGCGCCCCCTTTTCTTTTGTTGTATATTGCTTTTAACCCGGGGTTATCCGGTGCATTAGACAGTCCCGGCTGACGACATACAGACTAATGCACTCCACTTGTATGTAAGGAAAAATCATGGCATCGACCACCTTCTCCGGCCCAGTAACGTCCACAAATGGCTTTATTGGCGCAGTCACAGGCAACGTCACAGGTAACGTAACAGGCAACGTCACAGGCAACGTCACAGGTAACGTAGTAGGCACGGTTACAGGCAACGTAGTTGCTACCGCTGGCTACATTCAACTCCGTACTGCTACTACAGCACAAATCGCTGACATTGCAAATGCTGTAAACACTACTGGCAAAGTTGCAGGTACTATTGTGTTTAACACCACTTTGGGTACATTGAAGATTGCTACAGGCGCAACTGCTGCTAGCACTTGGGTGAATGCTGACGGCACTACCGCTGTTACACCAGCCTAATTGATCTTTGGGGCTTTGGCCCCTTTTTTAAAGGAGATTGATTATGGCTAATCTTGGAATCTGGCGTTCTATTACCCAAGTGGGTACGTATGAGCCGTTTGGCTTGCAAGTTTCTCGCGGTCAAATTCAAGGGCACAGAACAGTCATTGTGTTTGGATACAACCCAGATGTAGATACATCTGAAGAAACAATCTGGCCTGATGGTGGTCTTATTCCACACCCAACCGTTGCATCCGTTTTAAAAATCAGTTCATCCAGCGCTGATGACGCATCGGCTGGCACTGGTGCGCGAACCGTTTTTATTGAAGGCGT